TCCTGAGAGTTTCTTCTCAAGTTCACTGTAGGACTTTGCTAAATCCTCTGGTGAGTTAAACTTTTCTGGCAACCATTCTGGACGTTCAGATTGGTTATCCTCGGCAACAGGTGCTTCCGGGCCAGTTTCGTCTTGTGTGATTGTGATTGTTTCTGCCATGTTCTAGTAATCGATCCGTGTAATTTTGGATACACCTTTAGATACGGCGGGTGCAGCCAGTGGTTTCTTCTCTTCAGGTTTAGCTTCTTCAGCCTTCACCTTCTCCACTGCCTTGCTGTCTTTGGCTTTCAACATAAGAGTTTCCTAGTGCTTTAGCGCCTTCTTGAATAGTACCGGGGCCAGCTTGCATCATCATTTGCTGCATCTGTGCCTGTTGCTGTTCCTGCGCTATTTGTTCTTGTGATTTGATAAGACCTTCTGTCTCGATACCGAGTGCAGTAGCCCTACGCTTGATGTAGTCCTGTAGGTTCACATATTGCTGTAGAACCTCTGGTCCCAACGCCTGTGTCATACCCTGAATAAACAGGTCCAACTTACGCAGATCATGGCCACGGCCTAGAGCTTCCATACCAGTAACGATGCTAGGTTTAACAACATTCTCTGGTAGCTTTGGTAGCTTCTTAGCTTTGGTCAGGACATCAATCTTGCGGTTAACATACGGAAGCTGGAATTCCTGTGACAGGATCGAGTAGATACCTGATAGAGTGTCTTCTAGCTCTCCTGCGAGATATCGGATTTCTTCCGCTGTAACTCGCTCTCCGTTACGTTGAACAGAAGATTGAAGCATAAATTGCTGTGATAGGCGTTCTTCAATTCCCTGCATCGCTTGGTAAGCCACACGGAAATCGTTAAACTTATCCATTTGCAGGACAGATACATCGTTACGATTACCCTCAATGATTGCTGTATTCTCAGCTTGGGCGATTGTACGCATGCGGGTTGTTCCGTTGGGGTTCACCATAAAGAGAACCTTGGCCGCTGCCGCTGCACCCTCAACGATTGCCTGTGACAATCCTTCGAGAGACCGTAAGTCGCCTAGAAGTTCTTCTACAAAGCCTCGACCATAATCCTCACCGTCAATGCGGGAGAACCGCAGAGGCAGGAAGGGGACTGAGCCTTCTTTATATTTACCTTTAGTGCCGGTTACGATTGTACCTTTGCACTCTTGGTAGACATTATAGAATGAGTTCTTACGCTCGATGTGTGTGTAGACTTCTACAGTCTTCTCATCACCTTCAAGCTTACCTGAGATGTTTGCGGCTGTCGCTTTGTCCAGAGCATTGGGAGAGACATGCTCTACCACTACAATCTCTAGGACTTCTCCGTTGGGAGCGCGAGAAACTACATAACTATCTAGGTGTATTACTCTGGTTTTATCGGGTCCAACGTGGAGTAGGACGTTGCCTCCGACAATTAAGTGTTTCAACGCTTCGTGTACCGCAACTCGATCACCAGACGTTTCAATCTCAGACATAACTGCCCGTTCATACTCGCCCAATTGTTGTTCAATTGAGGTACGAGCAGCATCATCTTGGGCCATCTCTTTGAGAGTATATGGCTCAACCATGAAGCGGAAGAACGGGGAGTTAGGTGGCATCAAAGCCAAAGAAAGTTTAGAAGCTAGGTTATTCACACCTCGCGCACCGATGCCTTGGAAAGGAGTATACAAGTCACTCGTTTCGTTATGGACATCCTGTGGGATTAGGGAGGGAATAGTTAGTTCAGAACAATCTCTGGCTCGATCCAAATAAGATTGGCGTGTCTGTTCGAGTTGGCGATACCGCGCTTCTGCGGTTCCCATACTCATTCAGTGTCTCACTTATTAATCTGTAGTCCTGTACCTTTTCCCATGTTGGAAATGGTAGGGTCTAAGTCTACTTTAAGTTGCGATGTTCCCGCAGCCTTATTAGATACGGCACCCTTTTCAGCTGCCATGCCACTCTCTGGGGAACTTGGGTCATACATATTAGTCATGACAGGGTTCACAGATGGTGGGGCTGCTGGGGGTGGTGCTGGTGTTGGGGCTGATCCGCCAAAGCACATAATCATTCTCCTAGTTTTGAAGCTTCTTGTTCTTCGTAAATTGTTTGTATGAAGTCTACGACTGAACGCTGACCACCTCGCCACATGAGGATATCATGCTGTTCAAGATATTGTGGTGCTTGAACAGGGAAACGGGAATTGAGTTCATCTAGTAGTTCTTTAGATATGTAAGGAAACATTAGTTTAATCCTCTAAGGTGCAACCTAATCGAAGGCTTTGGTCCACATGGCACAAATACCGGAGCGAACTACATCTTCATGAGTGAAGTTACAGTGCGCTGCGGGGATGTTGTGTTTATACATAAGGTCGATAGCAGTCTTTAGGCCGCTAGCTCCCTGAAGGTCATGCTGGGAAATATCCCCATTCACGATGACCTTGCTGTCCTCACCGATACGGGTCAGGAACATCTTCATTTCATGTGGTGTTAAGTTCTGTGCTTCATCAAGGATGACGAAAGCATTGTTGAAAGATCGTCCACGCATAACCTCGAAAGGGACAATCTCAATGTCGTTCCTTTTTCGAGCCACTTCAAACCTGCCCTTACCAAGCCGAGCCTCTAAGACCTCAGTGAGCGGAATAACCCAAGGAGCAATCTTCTCCTCGATGGTCCCCGCAAAGAAGCCTAGAGATTTACCTGCCGGGATATTGGGTCTGGTCAGGATGATCTTATGTATCTTATGGGCGTTAAACATATCCGCAGCTATTGCAGCTGCTATGTAGGTCTTGCCTGTACCTGCCGGTCCTGTGACGAATGTCTGTGGGAACCGAGCAATACAGTCCATGTAGTTTTGTTGGGCAGGGTTCATTGCAAGAAGAGGCTGCACACGGGGACCGCGTACAACCTCAACTTCCTCCTGCTTACGTTTGTAAGTGGATTTCTTTCGCATTATTTTACCTTAACGGATGGGGCATGCCCCTGTTGCACATTCATCGTCAGTCAACTCATCGAAGGAGTTGGCATTCTCGATGTCTACTTCTGCAAGCTTTGAGACATACTCATCGTAAGTCTCTTTAGTCACGACCTCTTGCGGTAGGTAGGCATAGCCCAAGTCCGCTGCGGTCTTTGTTGGGTCGTTACGGTAGATGAATGATACACCCACATAACTATCCCAGTTGGTTAAGATCCACTCGATGATTGAGGGGATTTCTGTTGGGTCATAGCTGATAGTGACAGAACAGTTATGGTCTACATAGTTGTCCATCATAAGCTTGTAGCGGTCTAGCTGTTCTACAGCTGTCTCTAGGTTTACAAACTTACCATCAACCTCTTCAAACTCCACATCATCGTATGCAACCGGGAAGGTAACCAACACGCTGTCAGGTTCGAATGGTTTCTCAATTACAGTGTAACCAGCTGCGGTCATGATCGGTACGATTGGATCATGCTTAGAGAAGGTGACATTGTTAAAGAGATACTTACCGAGAGGCTTGTGTACACCCTCTGTAGTGGACATGATTTTACTCAGGGTTCCACTTGGCTTGACTGTACTAACTAGCTTGGGTCGAGGTAGACCTAGTTCATCAGCAATATCATTGGCGCCATTCCGTGCAGAAGCGCGAAGCTGTTGCAGCATCGATTGGATGTTCTTGTGCTTGTTGTGGTCCAAGAACTTCACGATACCTGTAGCACCTACACCGCAGAGACGTAGGAACTCATTCAACTCATGCCATGAACGCTGTAAGATACCATCATCCAAGTTCACACAAGTCTGCCGGTAGTTTGCACGGGCTGCTAGGTATACAGCCTTGTTCAACCCTTGGAAGTCGTTGAGGTATTTACCCCAATCAATTTCTACTAGGTTGCAGAAACTCTTGTTTCCTAACAAGATTTCCGCGCACGGGTTAACTCCCTTGAAGTGTGGAGCACGTTTCTTAGCTGCTTCTGCGTTGATAAACCCCGGCTCAGAACCACCAGCCTCGACCATACGGTCAAAGATGTAGGACAACTCCCACTTGGTGGGCTTGTTCCAGAACATTAGGCTGTTGTTGGATTGCTGCCGGTGAGCATTATCATGCAGCCAGAAATCTTTCTTAGCTGAAATGAACTCATCGACCTCTGTATCAGTCACAGGCATCACAGCAATCTCTGCCGACCGGCGAGAGGATAGTGTAGTACCCATGTGGTTCAGGACATCTAGGATATCCATGCGGGTCAGTAGCTGTCCTGCACGTTTATTCATGATGTCACAGATACGGCCCAGCGCGATGTGAAGTGTATCATCACCAGAGCTAATCCAGCCGTAACCCTTGAGGCGTGTACCCGCTGGTCTGATTTCTGTGTAGTCCAAGATGATCTTGTCTACGGGTTCCTTCAGAGCCATCAGTTTACCGAGAGCCTTGGCCCAAGCTTTCGCGCTATCACCGATGGACAGCTTATAGATACGCTTGTCACCGATAGTCCGCGTCTCAGCTACGTTACCTTCGCGGCCCTTGGTTGTACGGATGGACCGAAATGTTTCAATCTCAGTCTCCTTAGCGAAGCCGTTAAGTGTTCCGACTACAGGCTCGAAGCCTACGCCACATCCCTGTAGCAGAAGCCAGAAGGCATCTACCACATCATGGACTGTTTCGATCTTACCGAAACTACAGTTGAACTGTGATGCCTCATGCTTCTTCGCGACATCTGTACCACCCAGCCAGAGTGTACGGCCAGAGGTCAGAGCTTTTCGAGCAAGCATTAGTTCACGGAACTCATTCAGTTCACCAAGTTCACCTTGGTTAAGTTTATCAGCCTTGGCTCGTTCCCATAACCATTGCTGGTGGCCGATCACTCGGTCCACTGTAGCCTCCCAAGTCTCGAAGACTGTACCTTCATCATTGAGGGGCCGGTTGTATGTTCTGCGTGTTACCACACTTGCTCGAATGTCACTCATCTATTGTCACCGCTTCCTTGTAGCGTCCCGCGTTCCATACGAGAGGCCAACTTATCTAAATTATTTTGTGCTAATACTGAGAGGGATAGATTGTGCTGCCGAGCGAGTTCACTGACGAACCACAGGACATCTCCTAGTTCATCCATCACAGCTGCATGTGGGTATGCGTTATCTTTTCGATACCACTTGGCAATCTTACCAGTCAGCTCCCCGACCTCTGAGGTGAGGCCGAGGGTTAAATATTCCAAAGCTTTTTCTTGTGGATATATTGCGGTTGTCGCAGCTAGCTTTTGGTACTTGTCCATGTTGAAGTTCATTTGTCTATCGTCCTGACATAGTAGGCACCCTCACTACATTGCTGTGCAGCGATAATGTCTTTGAATTGTTGGGGGGTAATCATCAGCACCATGAACTCATCAGTGAACTCATCGTATTGCCGTAGGAATACAAAGCGTTCATCTTGGATGACCTGTAAATCTTCGAGGTCACCCTGTTCGTCTAGTGATGTGATGATGGTGGCGTCATCTTCAAACTCCACCGTGTACATCAGATGCGTCCGATGTAACCTTTGAGGTGATTGTAGCCACCTATCAGTTCACCATCAGGCCTGAAGATTTGTGGGACTGTGGTAAGCTTTGCTAGAGCCATTAGTGTTTTGAGGCATGGATCGTCTTCGAGGTAACTAACCTCATAGTCCAAGTCCTCTGCCTCTAACAGGTTCGCAGCTTCCTTACAGAACTTGCAGGTCTTGGTGGATATCACATGAAACTTACTCATACTGAAATCCTTATATGATCTATGCGGACTTGGGCGTTTCGGATAACCTTCTGTAGGTCAATAATTTCGCTCTCTTCTGGACCCTTGCCGGGGTAAAGTTTAAAGCCAGCCCTGAGTGCGTACTTAACTATGTTACCAGTGTGCCAAGGTAACTCGTTCTCGGTTATGAAATCGATGGGTTGGATATTGAACCGAGTGTAATGCTCTGGATTATTTACTATGTCGGGGGTGTCCATAGGATTACCTTTCCTGTGCTGAAGTCAAAGTCAGACGCGCGGCAGATACGAGCAACCCGTGCCTGTGTTAGTGCAACTTCTTCTGAGAGTTTCTTTTTGGAGTAGGCGTTAACCACAGCTGCCCACATCTCCATCGATGTCTGGCAACCGTCCAAAATTTTTTCTGCTGTTTTATCACCGCAGCCGACAAGACCTGCATACCCATCCACTGGGTCACCTGTCAGGGTCTGCTTCATATGTAAGTAGTCTGCATCAAACTCAGAGATGGTGCGGACTTCCTCATCCTTAGCAGGATTGAATAGCTGACCGGGGATAGTGGCGAGGTCTTTGTCCTCGGATACAATGATACAGTCAGGCTCGTTGGTAGATGTAATACCTAGCAGATCATCAGCTTCCATCGAGGGAACCATGACAGCTGCCATATAATCCAGCATGTGCTGCCGGAGTGGCTGTAGGGTCAGAGGTTTGCGCTGACCTTTACGGTTTGATTTGTAGGATGGCAGTACATCTTTGCGCCAGTTATTTGGATCAGTGAGAAATAGGTTAAACTCACCGTCTCCGAGTGCATCTACAATTCTATGTAGATACTTATGTATATACTCGATGCCCTCATTCTCGAAAGCATGTAGGGTCCACATACCATCGCCCCAATTGATAGGACGCTCAGTGCTTGTTGCAGCTTTGAATGCAACGATATCTGCATCTATTAGATATTTGGTCATTGCATTTTACCTCCGTCAAAAGAGAATAGATCGGCACCGCCATCTTCAGGGTCTTTGAAAGACATGATCGATAGGCAGATGAGTGCAGCATCGTGAACCATGTTCTGCATCTCTTGGTCTTCTAGGTTAGGGTGGACCTCGGCTAACCGGGCGACACATTGAGCCATGTTCGATATTACTACTAAGCTTACTTCATCATTCATTGGTCAGCGCCTCCCAGCTTGCTGGATATAAAGATGCCATCTGCTCACCGAGTAGCTCGGCAAAGTCTCTGGTCTCTTTCTGTGTGTCAGGTTTGATCCGCAGGTTATAAACGCGAGACCAGAACAGAAGACTGCCGGTCCACACCCACTCAGTGATGGCACCCTGCGGAAGGATAGCTCTAGCCTGTTCCGCACAGATGCCCAGCGCCACCATCTTATTGTAGGTAGCAATCGCATCGATGCAGATGTCGTGGTATTCCTCGAGGAACTCCTCGGACCTACGGTGTGGGTCAGGGGATGAGCCTTGCTTTACGTCAGACGCAGACGCCCGAAAGAAGTTAGGCTTCCAGTAGGACGGTGAGGTCTTGATGTACCTGCGGCTCTCTTCATTCCATGTGCCACCCACTTGGTGCTTTGCCAGTTGTCGGCTCACAAAGATTGGTGCGGAACACCTGAAGGTAGCTTGAGGATGAGAGAAGGGATGTAGGTGTTTCTCTCTAGCGAGAAAATTAATGAGGCTCTGGTTTCGACCAGCACCATAGTTGTCAGCTTGCTTGGAGAATGAAACACGGGCTGCATCCACAACAAGATCGTCTGAGCCGTGATGGCCCATGTATGAAACGTCTAGCATTAGTAATCCTTAACGGTTAGATTTTGATAAACTTTGGGATGTTGAATGTGTGAACTTCACGATGACAGTTGGCACACAGGAGGTGACACTTGTCCGCCTCCTCTAGCAGGCTACTCCAAGATCGTTGGAAGTTTGCCTGAGACATACCAAACCTCTTTTGCATCCCATCGTGATGATGGAAGTCAAAAACATTTGGATGGTATTCCTCACCACACCTTTCACATGAGCCGCCCTTGTACTTAACCAAGTCTCGCTTGCGCTGTTGTACAAAGGCTCTCATCTTTATTGAGTGTGGTCGCTCAGTGCGTGTCTGCCCAATGGTTACCGACTTTGTATTCGCCGGTGATTGGACATCTGAAGTTAAAGTGTTCTCCAGCGAGCTGAAAAGATTTAACTGCTTCTGATCCGATGTCATCAGCAATCTCCTTTCGAGCTATGAGTTGAACTTCGTCATGAACGTGCGCTACCTGCGCCCAATCCTCACCCCACTTGTACCCTTTATCGGTTAGATTTTGGTACAAGAAGACTGTGGCTTGCTTTGCAAGTATGGCCCCAGCACTCTGTAAGAGAGTATTGAGTGCAGCATGCTCACTGCGGACCTGTAAGACCCTACCGTCTAACCCACGCAGATGACCGTTCTTCTTAACGGCAGCTGCAATAGCTAGGCGTAGTTCCTTGATGGCTGGGGTAGCTTTCATGAACTTAGTGATAAGCTGTTTACCTTCTTTCTCGGAGCCACCTACGATGGACCCGATCTTGGCTGGACCTGCGCCATACAGAAATCCGTAGATAAATGTCTTGGCGTTGTTCCGAGTAGGTAAACCCGCAGCTGCCTGATTCACGCGGTGTATATCACCGTTCACCACAACATCTGAATAGGCACCGTCATCGTACCGAGCCATCATGTGGGCTAGGCATCTGAGTTCGAGGCCAGAAAGATCGGCACCCACAAGCGAGTAACCAGTCGGTGCATGGAATAACGATCTGCACTCAGTTCCGTATGGCG